GTTCCATCCCTGAGTCCCGCGCCATGCGGATAATGTCATCTCTGTTCATATTGTTCATATCGGCGCGTCCTCAAAGTTGTCTGGGTTGAAGGGGATGGGCTTGTTGGGCACATCAGGCAAGGGCTCGGTGGGGAATGGCCAGGTCATTGTCTCCTCGCTTTTAGCATTGCGTCTGCCACCATGAAAGACATTTGAGCCACTGCAAATTCTTCGGGAATACCTGCTTTGCTTGCCTCTCTCATGGCGACTGAATGTATGACATCATTTGTGATCATGGCCTGCATCGCCTTGGCAGCAAAGTAGTCACGCAGGGTCATGCCTTCTTCTATGGTCCATGTTTGACTCGCAACGTCATATGATTTTGTGGGAAACGCTGGTCCACCTGTATTCATGTTCTCCTCCTTTTATAAAACCAACTCAAGCATGTCACTTGATAAACACTTGCCGTCAAACCGGTTGTAGAGCGTGCCTGTGGCGGTGTCCGCCCAGAACTCCCCTATGTCCTCGTACCTCTGCAGCCGAGGGTAGTACTTCGAGACTGAAACAAGTTTCATCGGTCGGTCCAGAATCTCCACCGGCGTCTTCACTTGTTTCATCACTCGACCCGCCCTCTTTGCCAACTTGTCAAACCCTCGCGTGATACACAAAGGCTGACCCTCAATCACCACGAATGGGCTCGTTGATACCGTCTTCAACAAACGCTGATCCTCTTCCTTTTCCCAAACAAGTTCCATAACTTCCCTCCTTTTTTTGAAATGTAACTCATGTATTCCAAACATGTCAACTGTTATATTCACGCTTTTAGCTACGCCGGGTGACCTGGGGGCTTTGACTGCACATCCAAGGCACCGTGCCCATCACAGGGTTTTCCCTGAGACTAGCTGCCGGCTATTACTAGACGACACACCTGAGGTGATTGATTCATCGGGAAGGGTGCTTTGGCTGTCACAGTCACCCCTGCCTGCGCGAGTCGCTCAATTACGCTCGCACGCTCTAGTTGGTCTTGCTAGAACGATAGTCTTTTCTGGGTGCCGGAGATTTCTGCCGCATTAGCTAACGCGCCCTGACGGCTGCTGCGGAAAACAATTAGCGGAGAGCCAATTAAAAAGCCGTTTACAACTGCCCTCGGTGGAAACCCTTCGGATTAAAACCAAGGGCGAGAGCATGTGTAAACGGCCTTCAATTTGTTGTTTTCCACGACAACGCTTTCAGTGTATCAAAGAATTTAAAAGCGTGCAAGCGGGTTGTTGGGCTCGATTCGGTCTTCAACAAGGCAGATCGGAAAGCCAGAAAACAATCTGCGTCAACATCCTCGATTGCTGGCTTAACACCCAACACGGCTGAGGACTGTTCCGGCCCTCCGAGAATCCCCAGAGGACAATCCCCATGCGTGTTGATGCTGGTGGCCGGTGCTGATCTCCGGCTTTCGTTCCTCCGCGAACCGCGCCGCCAGCACGCAAGCATGACGATCTCGGCAAATAAAACGGCGCGCATCAGCCTACGCATTCACCAACACGGCTGGGGACTGATCCGTCAGGTTGCGGACTCATCGGTGCGGCTGACGGACCGCCCGCTTCTTGCCCCAATCCCCATGCGTGTTGGTTGCTGGCTAAGACCACATAAAGCAGTGTCTGCGGCGTTGTTGCACTCTGATACATTGATTCCGCCCGGCGCTAACCCGGTTTTCTTAGCCAGCACAGATGAACACTGGTATCAATGCTCATGTGTGCTAGGTGAAACAAGTTTCACTTTTGGATCCGCTCAAGCTCTTTCTCAGCCATGTCTCGAATGGCGATAGATGCTAACCTACATTCAGCTGCTGCTGCAACAGCGTATTCCAGGGCGGAATCGTAATCGCGTCGAAGCATCGCGTGATGCAGCTCGCGCAAAGCCTTCTCGGCCATCATGGTTGGGTATGAATAATCAATCATTTTAAAAAACCCCCCAGCTTTCGACCGGGGGATAAGCACTATGCATAGTGCATTGCTAGGAGGAGACAACCTAGCAACTGCACGGCTACTCTATCACAACTTCTTTCACCTCCCAACGAGCACCCTTTTTTGCCCAGCCCTGCACGACAACAACTATGCCGGCTGACTTCACGATAGGGAAATTTACATGCTCGCGGATCTTCGTAGACCTGTTGGCAATGTGCCCCCGGCTGGTGGTCTGTACGCCTACAACCTCCCCCTCCTTGATACACAAAATATCAATGAACCCGAACAGATCGTTTTTACGCTTTGTGAAACTGTTAAAGCGCTCAACAACCTCAGCGTAATACCCACGCTCGCGCATCAACTTCAGACTTCTTTGAGTGGTGGTCACTGCCATTTGATAAACTCCTTGCAACACATGAATTGTTATGGGTATAATGTGTCACAGATTCTAACACGGAGCGGCAATGTCATCAAACGAATACAAGAAAGAAAAGGACCTTCACTTTAAAGAGTGGTGGGAATCTGAGGAGAACGACCTTCTAAGTCTTGTGACTGAGGAGATTGCGAAGGAGATCTGGGACGTTGCTTACAGGTGGGGCGGCAAGCAACCCTGGTGGACATTGAACCAATCCCAGATGCAAATACTGATGAAAAACTTCCAGGTGAAGAAATGACCAGAGATGACATTATCCGCATGGCTTTAGAGGCTGGATTGGGGCCGTTTGAAATGAATTGTGCGTTAGCTCATGTAGAAGACCTTGAACGCTTCTTCCACATGGCTCAAGCCGCTGAACGTGAGGCGTGTGCGAAGGTGTGTGATGACATTGACGTTGAATATGAAGGAGAAGATGTACTAGCGACATGGTGCGCCGCCGCAATCCGAGCAAGGGGCCAAGCATGATTCAGGCAAAAGAGTTTGACGGAGAGCTGTGGATAAAAGCCGCAGACCATCACCAAGAGGTCAAGCGCATGGTGGATGCCGAGCGTGAGGCTTGTGCAAAGGCTTGTGAAGACTCAAATTCATGGGACTTGTATGACCCGAACGGATTTGCTGCAAATCTAATCAGAACAAAAGGACAAGCATGAAACGAGAACTCTTGATCGGCTGCGGATCTGAGCGCTCAAAGCGCCTGACCTGCGATAACACCCAGACCTGGTCCAACGTAACCACGCTTGATTACAACGCCGACCACAAACCTGACGTTGTCTGGGATCTGACGAACAAGCTCGGCCTGCCGTTCAACGCTAACGAGTTCGACGAAATCCACGCCTATGAGGTACTTGAGCACACAGGAAGCCAGGGGGATTACAAGTTCTTCTTCTGGCAATTCAGCGACTTCTGGCGCGTTTTAAAGCCAGGAGGCTACCTACTAGCCACCTGCCCTTCGAAAACGTCTGTATGGGCCTTAGGAGACCCCAGCCATAGCCGCATCCTGGTGAAAGAAAACCTGGTGTTCCTGAGCCAGAAAGCTTATGAGGAAAACGTAGGGAAAAACTCTATGTCTGATTTCCGAAACATTTACAAGGCTAACTTCGAGCCGGCCTTTGTTGACGAAGGACCGGAGACTTTCATGTTTGTTTTGAGGGCCATCAAATGATCATCACCAACAAGTACAACCTACCCCAGACCTTCGTCAACATCACGAAGCGCCCGACCTATTCCAAGGGGAAGGCTCACCTGTCTGCGACCGAGCTCATCAACGCACCCAGGATCGTGCAGCTGCGTAAGGCACACGAAGACAAGATCGAGGTGGATGTGGCCGACATGGTTTGGTCGATCTTTGGCACCGCCATTCACGGCGTTCTTGAGCACGGCAAGGACGATAACCACCTTGTCGAAGAGCGCTTGCACGCCGAGCTCGATGGCTGGTCTATCTCAGGCGCGATTGATCTGCAGATTGTCAACGAGGACGGCAGCATCACGATCAACGATTACAAGACAACCGGCGCTTGGTCGGTCATGAACGAAAAGCTTGACTGGGAATACCAGCTCAACATCTACGCCTGGCTGGTGGAGAAGGTCAAGAAGATGCCCATCCACAAGCTGGAGATCGTGGCCATCATCCGCGATTGGAGCCGCCGGGATGCCGCGATGAAGGAGGCTTACCCTGATGCCCCGATCAAAGTTATTCCGATACAGTTGTGGCCCTACGAGCTGCGCGAAGACTTCATTCGCCAGCGCATATCTCAGCACTCAAACGCCGCCCTGTCCTTTGACCTTGGGGATGAGCTGCCAGAGTGCAGCCCCAGCGATATGTGGGAAAAGCAAACAACTTACGCAGTCAAGAAAAAAGGTGGAGTCAAAGCACGCAACGTTTGCTTCACCCCTGAAGAAGCCAATGAAAAAGTGGCCGAGTACGGGAAGGACTATGAGATAGAAGTCCGACCCGGTGAACGTACCCGCTGTGAGAAGTTCTGCACCGTCAGCGGGTTTTGTAATCAGTATCAAGCCTATAAGGAGAAGTGAAATGGAGAAGGAAAAAAAGGGGTTGCTCAATCCTTACTTTGTTTACAAGAAGGGTTCAGACGTGCAGCTGCTGTGGCGCAAGCACGGTTGGACCCCGCCAACAGAGTACCGCAATGACTATGAATTCAAGAAAAACAGAGAAGGAACAGCATGAAAGAGATCTTTGAAGCACTGGTTAAGGCCCAGAAAGAGTTCGGGCCCGCTCTCAAGACCAGCACGAACCCGCACTTCCGCACGAAGTACGCAGCCCTGGACGCATGTATCGAAGCCGTCATCGATGCCTTGAACAACAACGGCATCATGCTCATGCAGCAGACCCACCTGTGTGAGGATGGCGTGATTGTGGAGACAACCTTCCTGCACGAGTCTGGCCAGCAGTTCAGCGCAGGCAAGCTGCACATCCCAGCCTCCAAGCATGACCCCCAGGGTTTTGGTGGCGCGCTTACGTATGCTCGCCGCTATAGCCTGCAAGCCGCCTGTGGCATCGCACCAGAAGATGACGACGCCAACAAAGCTACGGCCTCCTACATCGAGAGCAAAAAGGTTGAGCCCAAGCTCGCTATCAAGCAGGCGCTTAAACCTGTTGACAAAGTTACATCAGGAAAAGGAGGGGAGTGGAACATCGTGCTCAAAGAGCGCGAAGATGGTGACTGGGCAGGCGCAATCATGGACGCCGTCAACGTTGCCCTCGAACTGGCAAAGAGCGCAGATGACGTGAACAACATCTTCAAGGTTAACAAAGCCCACTTTGATCGCCTGAAAGAAGAGACACCCACGGTCTACGCAGATGCACTTGAGATTCTCAAGAAAACAAAACAATCATTCACACAGGAGTAAAGAATGGATTACCCAAACACTGGGGCGCTTTGGACGTCAAAGAACCGGCGTAACGAGAAAGCACCGGACATGAACGGCAACATCGAGATCGAGAAAGACTTGTTGTTGTCCATGATCGAGGAGGCTGCAGGCCAGACCTCCGTCAAGATCAAGCTCGATGGCTGGCGCAAGAAGGACAAAGACGGCAATCCTATGGTTTCGATGAAGGTCAACACCTACAAGAAACCCGCTGAATCGTTTTCTGGAAAGGATCCCTGGGATGACTAATACTAAAAAACGTGGTCGCCCTCGCAGCGTCCAAATCACCACCGACTGGGAAGCGCTGGCAAAGCGGCTGCAGGATGCTCTTGAGTCTAGCTTCCAGGACAACAAGACCCTGGTTAAGCAAAAGACAGAAGCTGTTCGCATGGCGCACGAGCTGGAGAAACAAGTGGTTGGCCTGGAAGCAGTGGTTAATCTATTGGAGCAAAAACTTGACAGAGCCCACTATCCAGTTTGAGGGCGTCAAGGCTGGGTTGAAACAGTCTAAGGATGGGTATATCCTGACCTTGGCTGTTCACCCAGATGAGATCCCCGATGATCTTGTTCGTGACTTTGTCGGCTCACGATACGTTGTTGTCATGGTCCGACTGGACGAACAAGAGCAACCCATGAACCGCACCAACGAATTCCCAGGCGACCAAGCAGTCAAGATGGCTGGCATCCTTTGCCGCGATCCTGACTTCTGGGAATGGCTCCATGCCAAAGAATGGCTGATGGAAAAGAACGAAAGGGTCTGCACTGAATGGCTTACCAGCTATCTTGGGATTGAATCCAGGAAAGAGCTGAAGACAGACAAAGAAGCGCGAGACTTATTCAACAAACTTAAAAATAGCTTTGACGCATGGAGGCGTTCTTAATGAAGAAACTTATCCCCTACAGCGTGTACCTGCCCGCTGAATACCACGACAAGATCAAAGAGCTGGCTCAAGAGCGAAAGGCATCCAGCACCGTGCGTGACGCTATCCAAATGATCCTGGACGGCAACGACAGTTACAAAGCCGGTTACTCAAAAGCTATCAAAGACTGCGTCAAGA